AACCTTAATATCGTAACGATCCTTGATCATACGCAAGAGCACTTCTGTTTGTTTACCAGAGAGTCGGTTAATTTCGTAAGTCTTCTGTGTACGATCGTCACGGATGTAATGCTTATGTTTAATTCGTTTGTAAGTCGAACCAACATATTCATTACGATACTCTTGCAGAACACCATGCTGGCTAGAGGACAAAGCACCACCCTCACCATCGGTCAAAGTGATCAGAGTCATTTTCTCGATGTTATTGTTCTTGATGTAAGAACCCAGATTGTGGTAAACCCAGCCAAGGGCTTCGTTCAATGGAGTGCCACCCATACCATAACCTTTGTTCCAGTAGAACTTATAGTCGAGCACACGCTTGGCCATCGTATTGAATTCAGATGTAGACATTCTGTTTGTGAACAACTCCAACATATGCATAGTGTTGCTAGAGTTAGACAAATAAGAATCTGGCAACGACGCACGAGCACGAGCATGGTCACGCTGTTTCTCATAGTACGCTTGATTGTAGTCACGCTCATTGTATTGAGAAGTGAATGCCAACACACGATATGGAACTTGAGTGCGGTTGCAGAACATTGCCAAGTTGATAACCTGTTTCAATGTGTCTTCGATAACACCACTCATAGAACCTGACCAGTCCAACAAGAAAATCATACCATGGTTCTTACCTTGTGGTAGAACAGTCACACGCTTGAACAAGTCATCTTGTAATTTGTAGGCGTAAACTTTCTTCATGTCAAGAGAACCAGACTTGGAAATTTGAGCACGTTTGTAAATCTGTGCAGACTTACGCATCTCGAATTCTTTAACCAAGTAGTTGACTGCACGTTGTGAGTCAGTCTTGAACTTCTCGAAACCAGCGTCGATTTTCTTTTGTTGTTCAACATAGTCTGGACGTTGAACCAAAGTGTCTTTATCGAACCAACCAAGACCAACCTTCTCGCCAGTATCTTTAAGAATCTGTTTGTAGGTAACGATAGGATCGTTAATATACACATCATCAATCTTGTGATAGAAGTATTGAGTATCTGTGTCTGCCAAGTCTTGCAGCTTGTCTTGGAAAGAACGCTCTGTCTTAGATTCGAGGTCTTCGTCAGTCACTTCTTTCTGTTTGGGTGCAGTACCCTTCTTCTGCTCTTTACCAGCACCACGATCTTCATCTTCCATATCGTCGTCAGCATCTGGATCCCAGTCTTCGTCTGGATCAACATCGGTGTCATCATCAGAGTCACCTTCTTCAGCACGATTCTTGGCGGCTTCTTTAGCTTCTTCTTCAGCCTTAGCTTTTGAGTAAGCATAGATGTCATTGGCCAACTCGATGATTTCATCGATGGTCTCAGTCTTCTCTGCACGATTCACGAAGTGTTTTTCATCTGTATCGTATGT